AGTTGAAGGCACGTAAAATTTGTCACCACCCTCGTAAGGGTCTAAGCCAAGCTCGTTACGTGCCTCGTTTGGTGTTTTTATTGCAAGCCCAACCATTTTTACAAGTCTGTCAACTAATTTATCATAGTCACGCAAATCTATATTCTTAAATTTCAACTCATATATCTCAGACTGCAAAAGCTTCTCATTTATTATTTCTTCCAAATCAAGCTGCAAAGGCTCAACAACACCAGATACATAAATCTTAGTCGCTTCCTCCGCAACATTGCCACCAAGCTTACCAACTATTCTAATACCAACTCTTTCGGGAGGCATTGAGTATGCAATCAGGATATTGTCCTGTCTTGCTTTTTCATATAGTTTGAAGCTACTCTCCTTAACATCAACATTGAGAGGGGACCAAGTAATTTTGCAACCATCAGGCTGTTCAACAACGAATGTTCTATGAGCATTTGAACTTCCTTTAACTTCTTTATTTACAAAGTCACTCACTTTTTTCCAAGAACCCTCATCCCATTCTCCCTCTAAAACAACAAAAGCAGCAGGGATTCCATAATTCTCGAAAAAAGACAAATTATAGTCACGCAGACCTATCAGACCCATTATGTCACCAACTGCCGCAATAATATTTGACACACCATAATAGTCTGACTTTGGATAATAATTCTTGTAAAATATAAGCTCATTAGCTCTGCCCTCACCACCACCTTCAGACGGCCTGCCAGTTACAGAAGATATATTCTTAGTTTCACCAAATTTCTTGAACCATACTTTTTTGTTATTTCTGATTTGAGCATATCTTTTCTTACTCTTATGCACTTTCAAAGTATGAGCAGGGACATGATAAATCTCGGCAATATCTTTTTTATTATTACGGGCAACTTCAAGACCAAAATATCCAACTGTGCCCCAATCGACTAAAAGCATTTTCATTATGGTGCGGAAAGAATCATCAGGATTAAGATTCTTCATAAAATCTTTAAGTCTGTTTAATTCAACTTCACTCTCTTTCTTATTCTCTTTCAGCTTAAAATCCCAACCCAGACCTGCAACATCAATTGCAAGCTGATTGACACAGCGAAAGAATATTGGGCTTGACTCATACAATGTCAACAGCGACATCGGATTATAAGGTGGCGGAACAAGGTCGTTCTCTGTCATCCACTTCTGAGTTGATTCAAGCTGCTTAGAGCTGGTTTTCGTCTCAGCCTTTTGAAGTATATCATAAGGAAACAGACCTTTTGAAGTCTGAATATATACATGACCTTTAGCTTTCTTTTTAGCCATTCATAGTTTCTCCAGAAATTGTTGGCCAAAGTTTCTTTTTTGATTCTGCAGCAGGCTCAAACAAGATATAACTCTGTTTGTGCTCTTTTAACCAACTCTTCGCTTCTGCTGTTGTAAATTTACTTTTTGGAAAACGTATTGACTGCAATTCTGTTGCTCCAGCAGGTTTACCCTTTAGAGGGCCACCATAGAACATAATTCCTTCTTTAGATGTTCTGAAAACTCGCACACGTACAAATAAGCCAGGTGACTTAATTCTCGCAGCATGATAATTTGGATATGGCTTTGAAATTATACGTTTTTTAGTATCAGAACCTTTTAATGTCGCTCCACATTTAGGGCATTTAATTTCAATACAGGGCTTACCCTTTTCATGCTCCTGACTATATCCACATTCAGAGCAAATACAATATTTTGCTCCACCGTCACCTTGAGCAGGGCCACCTGTGCCTCTACCTTCACCACGAGCTTTATTTACTTGCTTTTCAAACATTAGCTTCTCCCTGCATTGACATTCAAAGCCTGTAACGGGTCTTCATCAGCATCTGCATACGAGGGGTCAATGACTATCGCAGCAGCATGAAAAACTGCACAAGCTGCATCTGTGGCAAACTCAGCTTCAAAATTCAAGTTTGTTAAACTGTGTTTGATAAACGTCCCACCCGCATTAGTGACCGCAGTTTGCATAGCAGCCAAATCACCTACACAAACGCCTTTTACAATTATACATTTTGCCATTTTTATTTTCTCCCATATTTTTATGCTGCATGCACATGACCTTTTCTAAATTTGCCATCCACTGTATTAAGACAATACCGCAGGGCATCAATCGTATGGTCATTCTTTTGCACTGGTATATCTTTCGGGTCTTTAGTATTGCTTCCTTTTGGATAATGATAAGTTGGTATCTCTCTGCAGGTATTTCTGCAGGTCTTGAAAATCACCAAACTTGGCTTGCCATTCTCTTTGACTTTCAGCTTACTTTGCACAAGCTCGATACCTCTTGCAATGTCTTTTTTTGCAGCTCTTGTTTTAATTCCAGCTTTTCGCATCTCTGCTCTATCTTCAGCATTTTCAGGGTCTGCAATATTGTCAACATATCTCTCACTTCTGCTAAGTATCTTGACATTTCTGATATGCTCTTGTATTCCAGTCTGTGCCTGATAATACTCTCGATAGACAATCCAGTCATCATCTGGATTCTTGGCAAGCCATAAACACACAAAAGGATTCGTAAAACCGAAGTCAAACGCTCTATATCGCCTCCATTCCTTCGGTATTCTAAAAGGTTTTATTGTGTGTATTGCCCTGTTATAAGTTTTGAACACTGAACCAAAGAAAGATGCAAACTCTCCTGCAATTCTCGTGGCTTGTGTTTCTACAGGCCACTCGGCAATCATCTGGTCAATCCGTCTATCATCAATGTATCCACCTTGACTTTTACGATTGCCATTCAGATTGATTTTGAAAAACTCATCTGTATCTGGCAAATCTTCTATTCTCTCCTCTAAATCAGGCTGTGGCTCTATCGGTGTCATTCCCCAGCTTAAAAAACCATTCTTTGCCAATAGTCTTGCCTGCATCTCATTAAGTATAGCCATAAAATCGTGATGGCACTGTTCGTCACAATAAATCGAGTTAATAGCTCGACCTTGAAATAATTCCCTGCCTTGATTAAAAGCTTTGAATTCTAATCTATGGCCATTCTTGAAAAATATTCTTTTAGGCACTTTTTGCTGTCCATAGTCAATGTTATAAATAGAATGAGACGGAATAAATTTCTGAAGGTTTTCTTCCCATAAAATATCACGCACCTGCTCCCAAGATTCGATACAAGCCCAGTGAACACCTTTCGGCTGGTAATGGACAGGATGTAAATTCATAAGCAATAAAGCTAAATCCATCATATTGGTATAGGTCTTGCTGGATTGATTACCACCAAAGAGCCATTTGAACGATGCAAGTGAATTATGAAATCTACGCTGTTCAGAACCAAGAGGTTTGTACAACGTTATATGCTCCCCTATAGTCTTAATTTCATTTGATGTAAGTGCCATATTTTTTGCTTTAACTATTTTACTTCCAGCTACAACAGCTAAACCTGCTTTCAAAAAACCTCTTCTATCCAACATAATTTTCTCCTTCTCATTTATTCCTTTTCCAATCTACCTAAGATATTATTCTTTGACGTGATATTTTCACCATCAGTATTTTTCATTGTTTGAGTAAGCAATATAGCACCTGTATCTTTATGCTTATAATCAATAGTCCAAGGTATATCACCCGTCTGAATGTATCTATCAGCTTTCTGCATCTGCTCAAGTGTATTGCACCATACTGGAGAGTCAACTGGTATGCTCAAATCTCCATCCTCATTAGCATATAGCAAATACAAAACCTCATCAGTCCAGGCATCAGTTGACACTGATATTTTCCAGTGGCCTCTTGCTACATGAGTTCCTGTGCCACATAGAGCTTCAGCAGCTTGCCAAGAGTCATCAGCATCCCGATACCACTTACCGGCATTTGTGCCAGTTAGAGCAACAAGATAAAAGTTAATTGTCCCTGCAGTAATAGGTGTCCCGTCTGCTTTAGCCACTAAAGGCAAAAATAAGACATTAGCTTGATTTGGAAATGCTATTTGCATTTTATTATCCTGTTAGAGTAATTACAAAACTTACTTGCAGTGTATCACCATCCACTAAGAATCGTTCAACAGATAACGCAGCACCACAGATTAACTTACCTGAATCATCTACTGTCGTACCTATAAAGGCATACAATGCTCCGTTCCAAGCACCTGTAGCTGTAAATGTCTCAGTGCTGGTAGTAATTTTTCTGTCATTTGTTCCTGTAGCTGCCTCAGTAATATCAACATTGTCAGAAGCAATTGTTTGTCGAGCATACCCATTAGCGACTGCAAGTTCAGTTAAATCTGCAAGACCGTCAGTTTCTAAGACCTCATCTTCACAAAGTCCCATATAGAAATTCGCAGGTACTACTTGAGCTTCAGTAAATGCTGTTTCAAGTATATACTCTAATCCTTCTTCTACTACATCATCAGGCATAATAGCCTCCTTTTAATTTTATTTTTTACGAGTTGCAGCTTTAACATTAACATTTATTGTTTCTTTAATTAGTCTTGTGCCATCAGCCCTTGTCTCCACTGAAGCCTTATTCTTATCAACTTCAACACTTTCAACTTTGAATCTGCTGGGTTCTTTGAAAGCAACTTTGACTTTGACACCTACTTTAGCAGTAGCACCACAGCCAGGACAGGTAATAACTTCTTTTGTAGCTAACCTTGCCCATTTTTTAATACCCATACTTTTGTTACAAGCTGAGCACTTAATCATGTCTCCCCCACACTTAGGCTGCTCATCGAATTTAACTAACTCCTTGAAATCTTTTACAGACATTTCATCTGCGACGTCTCTGTCTATTCTCTTTTTCCTGTGAGCAGAACGTCTTATTTTTTCAGCTAATTCCATTGTCATTATAAAACTCCTTATCTTAACTTGTATGTTGACGTAAAACTACAAACGCATACATTGCCAGTAAAGCTGCACCAGCTGGAGTATAATGCTCATATCCTATTCCAACTGATGCTGCAAATGTCAATGCCAACAATAAATCCTTCATTTGCTGAGTGTCGCTTTCAGATACTGATGCTGCGAATGTTAAAACTTTCAATAAATCCTTCATCTGTTGATTATCAGATTCTGTTACTGATAGAGCAACTCCAACACCCAACTCAGTATCATACATCTGCTTAGTATCTACTATTGTCACTCCGGCAGCAAATATCACAGCTTTGTTAGTTTCTAACATTTGCTGGGCATCAATCTTTGATACCGAAGCTGCAATTGTTAGAGCTTTCCCTGTATCAAGCATTTGTTGAGAATCAGTTGGTACTATACTTGCTGCGAGAGTCACAGCTTTTTCTGTATCTGTCATTGCAGATGTATCTGTTTTAGTCACTGAGCCAACAACTTCAACTGCTTTATTTGTATCTAACATCTGTTGTATATCTGTTGGTACAACCGAAGCTGTAAGGCTAACTGCAAGATTAAGCTCTTCATAATTTATACCCCCTTCTTGATAACCACCTAAAAGAGCAATCTCCGCAGGGTCT